GCAATGCTTGGCGGTAGGTCGCCCATGCTTCACGGTCTACTGGTGCGTCTGGTAGTTGTGTCCAGTCGGATTCTTTCAGTAGGCGGTCACGGTGCAAACGCATACGTTCCAGCAAGTGTTCGTCTGGAATTGTGTCGTCGTCAAATGGTGTGGTCAGGTTAATTGTCATGGTTATGCCGCCTCGTAACAGAAGTTGTATCGAATAAAGTCGCCAGCCGCCCAAGCGTATGTCGTTGCTTGCAGTGTTGCGGCAAGAGATGCGCCACCAGTACCAACACCTATTAAACGGCTCACAGTGTCGGTTTGACATAATTGAGCATTTGAGGCGAAAGTACTGACGTCAATAGAAATTACAGAACCAACTGTAAGGCCAGCGCCTTGGGCAGTAATAGGTAATGAACAAAAGTAGAAACCAGTCCCTGCTGCAATACCAGCACCGTTAAAAGTAAATATCGCGTTTCCAAAAATGGTTTTGTTAATTCTTGCGTACCTGCCGACGCTAGTTCCTGTAGCGCCCAGGTTTGGGTTTGCAACTGAAGCGGTCAGTGCTGGAGTCCATGATTCCCACACGGCCCCGATGGTGTTAAGCGTCGCCGCAGTCAACACCTGCCCGCTAGTCGTCCCTGCTGTCCACTGTGTAGCCATAATGTTTCTCCCTTACCCGAGACGGTCTATATCTAGTTTGTCTGTATCCAAAATAAAACCGTGATTATCAACCCAATCACCAAATAATAGCGACACATCAGTGTTCGCTGGGGTCACGTTAATTGTTCGGCCCTTAATCACACAAGTAACGGTTTGCGCTGAAGCGCCCGAACCTGTCCAAGTAATGGTTGTTTTCTGCCATAACCCTTTTTGAATACTTAAAAGATTGCGCCAAAAACTTTCGGCAGAATCATCAGCATCTTGTTTAACAAGTTTTGCTGAGGTCGCTAACTGAACAACAGTGAATTTTGGTGTGCTGTACCGGTTAGTTAACCGTTGAGCAACACTTTGAGCAAAAGTGTTATCGCTCACACCTGTATTATTAAAAGAAACTGTTCTTTGACCATATGTCAATGCGTTACTTGAGGTACTCGTAAAAGTTGCAAATTGACCACCAACAGTAGCAACATTTATCAAACTGTCAATATTAAACGCTTGCTCAAAATTGTTTGCGCTAAACGGCAATTTTGTGCCAGTTACAGAACCTTCAGGGGCAAATTCAAAGTCAACACTGTTGGCCGCGTTCCGAGTCGTGTCGTAGGGCATCGCATTGACTCGATATCTTGCAACCGCGCCGTAGGGTGCTTGGACTGCCTCTTCAATAATTGTCGCGTAACAAACATCGTTTGCGGTAGGAATAATGTTGACCTGCCAGCCGTCAGCATAAACAGAACTTCCCGTGGGATTTGAAATATTGTCAAAAGTGGTTGAACTGTTGACATAATCAACAAGCCCAACAGAGTTAGGTTTACCGAGTAAAGGATAAATTGAAGTGTCGGCAATGGTCGTTTTGATGTTGGTACTCAACCAAGTGATATAAGGTCTTGAAATTCCAACGACACCTTTAAGGTCTTGTAACGGACTTTTGCCGCCAACGGTTAAACCATCCTGTGCAGTCAATGTGACAGTAGAAAAAACGCCGTCATCTTGCAACTCAAAATTGGTAATAATGCCATCAAAAACATCTGTTGAAGTGGCACCTGCGCCGATGTCAGTTAGTGCGTTAATAAACACACCTTGTGCGAACCAGTCGGTGCTTGAGTAAGTGCCACCGCCACCGGGTGTTAAAGCCCCGTCTTTATTAAGAAGGGTGATGACGCAAGTGCCACGGCCCATCACATTGACATCAACAGATTGTCGAATACTCATTGACAAGACGCGAGAAGTGAAATCGGTCGGAGCGGCAACGGTCCCGATGTCTACTTTCCAAGTAGTGTTGATTGCCATTACATCAACGCCTGATCTGTGAAGTAGTGGTCATTGGGATTGAGCCATTGTCTCTAACCCAACGTTGGAGGGCTGCTACGACCTGATTGGGGTCGCCACCGTTGACATTGACCGTGATCGTGTTGCCACCCATCGCACCGTTAGGCGTGATGTTTCCAGACGATGTCGGTGTAAACAACTCAGGTCCGCGCTCACCCACAAGGTAGGAGCCACCCGGTGCGACGGGACCCCCGAGGGCTCTTGCGCCACCAAACCGCCGTTCTTCAATTCCTAAGTTGACTCCCCTTCCAATTTTATCAATCAGAGTGACAGCACGATCTAATTGTTCAGTATCAACAAGGATTCGAATCTGATTCTTTTCCGCATTAGTTAACGCCACCGTTCCAGCAAGGGCAAGGACCATCAACTGTGCGTTAATCAGGCTTTCGTTATATGCATCAACTGCCTCTTTTGACCCGCCGTAAGCCTCAACCGCTTTATCTGTTAAGTCAGTTAACTGTTGTTTAGCGTCGGCAACTGCACTGTCAAGTTTCAAAGTCCCAATAAGGCTCTGCCATTTAAGATCGGTGATTGCTAATTCTTCGGCTTGATCTTCAATTGCAAGGTTCATTTGAGCGATCTCTTCGCGACTTTCTGCAAGCCTTGAACTGACATACCCGGCATAAGCATCACCAAGAGATTTCGCCGCTTCTTCAGCCGCCTTTGCCTTCTCTTCGTTGTCGTTAAACCATCCACCTATTTCGGTAAAAATTGTTCCAACGACTGATTTTTTGAATTGGTTTCCAAGTCCTTCCCAACTTGTCAAATCTTTTAAGTCGGACACGATGTCAACAAAAACACCGCCAGCGTTAATGACAAAGCCATTCCAAATGTCACCAAGTTCTTGCATGGTGTCTCGGTACTCTTTAGCCTTTGCTAGTTCTTCATCCGAGATAACTTGCCCGCTCGACACAGAATCTAAAGAGGCTTTAAGATCGTCCGCGCCCATTTCAATAAGTTCCGACATGGACTGCCAGCCCTTGCCAAGCAGCTGCGTCGCGACTCTTGCTTTTTCGGCTGGGTCTTTAATGCCTTTGAGTCGTTCAATTGTTTTAAGGAAAGTTGCGTTGACGTCTAACGAACCGTCATTGAGATACACAAGGTCAACACCAAGGTTTCGCACCTTGTCCGGGTCCGCACCAATCGTTTTGTTGAGGCGACCTATCGCGCCTTCAACGGCGTCAACAGGAATGCTAAGGTCGCCCGCTACTTCTAAATATCGTGACGCGTCCTCAACCGATAATCCTGTTGCATCAGCAAATTTGCCTGACGCTAACGCAATGTCTTGAAACGCTGTTATTGCTTTTGTTGCGAAAGTACCAAAAGCCGCGGCACCTGCAAGAGCAAGGTTTCCCGCGTTGGCTTTGACAGCGTCCAAAGCGACTTTGGAGCCAGCCTTAAACTTGCCCATCCCGCCCTCAGCATCAGCAACGGCCGTCTTAAAGTTACCGAAAGCGGCTTTAGCGGCCTTAATACCTGAGTCTGAGAACTCGGTAAGAATCGGAATGTTAATTGCCATTAGCGTTTCACCTTCATCAATTCTTTGTTCGCTTCAAAGATTACCTCTTTGATAACAGGCTCTAAGGCTTTTTGGAAGTCTGGGATCGCTTTTTCGCCACCAGCCCAAACCATGCGCGACGGACCGCGACCAATCTTTTGCGTAAGTAATCCCGAAAAGTTTGGGCGACTACGCGGACCGCCACGACCTCCACTGCCACTCTTGCCAGCCATGTCAGCGATCGCGAGAGCCGCGCCTTTTGTTCCGACGGTGATTGTTCCAATGGTTTCATATTGTGCGCCTTTAACAATGTTTCGTTTACGGGCTTTTCGAGTGTTCGTTTTGACGACGACGTTTTTTGTCTGACCGTTTTTCCACCCGGTACGCCACTGGCCGTCCATGCCTCGAGTAGGCGACGACGACGGAACCAAAGGTGTGATCGCGTCAACAACGACCTTGCCTAGTTCACGGATCTGCTTGCCGTAAGCGCGACGCAATTTAGGGTCAATGGAATTGATCGTTCGCAACGCCTCTTTTAGGCCAGTTGGTTTCAGATCAATTCCCAGACTCATCGTTTGTGTTTCGCTTTCTCGTTTTCCTCAACAAGCAAACGAACCATCTCATCAACAACCGACGCAGGACACTCCATCAAATCCAATGGGCTGATGCCTGTCCTAAGTGCCAGTTGCGCTATGAGGTTGACTGCGCGTCCTGCTTGGGTTTCTCTTTTGGGACAAAAGTAATGTCCCCTACCAAATTGAGCCACTTGGGGAACACTTCGACAACAGTCCCATTACTGCGGACCGCGTCCCATGCCAACCAAGCCAAAGCCTTAAACTTCATGTTTTCTAGAAACTGCCCGACGGAGAGTTGAGGATGATGATCTTCCCACCTGCACGCGACACCGTAAGTGATCGGTGCCTCGTGTGTTTCTCCGTCGAGCATTTCTACTCGTAACGTCATACCAATCATGTCGGGGTCCTTTGTTTGTGTTGGTTAGATCAGGCGGTTGCGCGAACCCAAGTGCCGCCAGTGCCCGTGAGGGTCATGGTGTCAAGGGAGCCGACGGTACTTGAGACTGGCATATAACTGGAGATCATCATATTCGAGATCGTGAACTGGGGATTACCCGGTGCGGCTGCGCCACTGTCAGGTGTAACGACCACGGTGGTGTCGCCGTCGCCAATGAGGTCGTGCAAGTAAAATTCCACTGAAGATGCGCCGTACTCCAGAAGGACGGTTGCCGAGAGGCTCACGGTTTGGAGCCCCGCCACGAACTTGTGGCCTGTAGCACCCATCGTGGTGGATTCGAGGCTGTCATAGCCGACCTCAAGGGTCACTGATGAGCAGTTTAAACTGATGTTGTGCGTTGCGATGGTCAGTTGTGCTGAGCCTTGGTAAACGATTGCCATGATGTTTTTCCTTTTCTAGTTAGCGTGTCGCTGTGAGTTTGATGGTGAGGTCGTAACAGGGGAG